GTCTTAGAACTCCCTTATTAAACGCCGACGGGGCAGTTGTAAGCGTGACCACCAACAATCAACGAAACGCTCGTGAGGTACGGTGCATTGAACTTCACGATAACTTCGGGATAGTAGGTAGTGCCGCCAGAAACAAACGCCGTGTCTTCAACCACATCGACGATACGCATCGGCAGAGACCGGGTGGTCGCAACCGAAGACAGCAGGAGACCCCGCTGCGAGTCGTTCGTCGTCGTGTTCAGCGACTCGTCAACCAGTGCAACGTTGGCACCGATATCCTCGTACGTGAACCCGCTAGTGGTCGAAACGTTCAGGGACGCCGAAACGCCCACAGCCTTGAACAGGGTGTTCGGATCATCAGCCACATACGCCGTAACGTACGTGCCGGACTTCACCGAAGTGCCCGAAATCCAAGCCTGCGAGTAGGTCGGCTGACCCGTCACGCTGGAGACAAACGAACAGCCCAAGAACACACCGGCAAAGCCAGCGGTCGGAGGCGTCGTCGTCGAGGTGGAGACAGAGATGGTGCCGCTTGAGGTCAACTCAACCGGATCGCCGTAGCCAATGCTCGCAGCACTGGACGCAATACGACGCTGGCGAGTGGCCCCGGCAAACACCTGCCCGCCGATCAGGTTGATCGGCTTCAAGCCATACGGCTTGTCAACAGTAGGATATGCCATTAGTTACTCCAAAAAAGAAGTTATTTGCCTTTGCCAAACGAGACCGTAGTCTTCTTCTCACTGAAGAGGGGCATACGCTCATCGTTCAGCCTCATAAAGTTGTTGTCCACAGACTGCAACTGAGCCTTTGCCTGCTGCGCGTAGTAATTATCACGCTGCTGCATTAGTTCAGCCGGAGCCTTACACAACAACAAACCACCGATCTCAACATTCCCTTTAAATTTGGAACTAGGATCGGTCATATGCATTAACTCCGGGTGGTCTTCAGCCTTTACAGGCTCCCAACCTTCACGGAATTTTGCGGAGGTATTCGATGGGTCAGCAGTTCCCATAATACTAGTCCGAATATACCTAAACACCCACCCCGGCTGCGGCGTTGGTGCCGGAAGCGTCTGAGGGGGCGTCCAAGTTTTGGTGCGCTGCATCGATTCTCTATTCTCGACTTCTCGTGCGAGTCTGTTATCAGCCATTTGAATTCTCCATTTCAATCATTGCTTTTGCGTACTCTTGATTGCTAATACCAAGTTTCTTGGCAATTGCAACTTGAGTCGGTGTCAGGCGTACCTGACGCGGCGCGGTATTCCGCGTAACTGGAGCCACTACACTGGCTGGTTTTGTGCGAGCAGGTTTTTGGGCCTGCTTCGTTTGAGGTCTTTCTTCCTCTTCGGCATCGTCAAATGCCTCGGGAAAGCGTTTCCTCATAGTCTCATCGACTCGGCGGTAATACTCGTCGGAACGAGGATCTACACCAGACCGGACTAATTTTTCGTGCAGGCCAAGTGCGAGGGCAGTCATCTCCTCATCCGCACCAAACCAATCGTTCCTTTCGCGCCAAGCCACGGCTTTCGGATCCGGCACGGACTCAGGAACAGGATTTGGTGCTAGTACCTGTTCTGCTGTTTCTACTCTTTCTTCTTCCTGTTGTAAAGCGGGTTTTACTCGGGCGATGTTTTGCAGTTTAAGTTTGGCGTCGGTCAACGCCTCTTGGGCATTCGTAATCTGCTCACTATCACCGGCCTCATAAGCCTGTTTAAGTTTCTCCTTAGCCACCGTCAAATCGGTATTAGCAGACCTTTCGGCCTCCTTAATAAAGGCTTGCTCATTGCGGCCAATACGTTGTTTAAGGTGCTTAACTTCCTGTTCACGGGCCTGAGCAAAGCGCAAAGCCTCATCTTTTTCCCGTTGGGCACGTTCTTTTTCCCGGCGCTCGTCGTGCCAGACTTTCTTCATCTGGGAGAGACGCTTCTTAACCTTGTCGGAATACTCCTCAAGGTCGTCGTTTTCCAACTCCTCTACTAGGTTTTTAGGCAGTGGCTTACGGCCCCTGTCCTCTGGAGGAGTATCGTCTTCAATTTCAATTTGAATATCGCTGCTATCTTCTTGATTTAATTGAGATTTTTCAGTCTCAACTTCGTCAGGAAATTTATATTCATCACGCTCAATAGCCATTATGTTTTACCTCACGCTCTGCGGATTCCACGGGGGTCTTCAACCACCGCTTCCACCGTGTCGTCGTTAATGATGCGGAACTCCCGACCGTGGATAACCACGCGGGTGCCGGAATAGGGACGGGTAAGGACAAAATCTCCTTCTTTGCACCAAGGGCCGGTGGGGAACCGATCCTTATCTGTGTAACAAAGATCACCCATCTTGATGACGAACAAGACCACAGTGGTCTGCTCTTCAACTCGCTTGGTGTCCTCTGCCTTGATGATGCCACCGTCATATTCTTCTTCCACATGCGGTACTGCACACAGCAGCCGATAGCCTTTTGGCTCTGGCAGGAGTTTGGCTTTCTGAGCCTCTTCCTGTGTCTTCTCTACGTCAATGTTACTCACTCTTCCTCCAGTCGTTTTGCAAGGTCTTTAATGTGATTGCGTGCGAGGTCGAGACCCTGTAACGCCCCGCAAAGTCGTTTGTATTCACCCTCGTCCAACTTGCCTTGGATTAAGGTGTCAATTATTAACATGCGCTCTTCTTGAAGCCTCGTGTCAAGGTATTCCAGAGCGTTTGAGTAAGACATTTACTCCTCCTTCATGCCTTTCGGCGGTCGCAGTGCAGTCCGCATAGCAGCCTCTTTATTCTTGGCAATCTCAACACCAAGTTTCGTACCCTCAAGTTGCTGTTTGTTCTGCTCTTGGGCCTTGTGTTTCTCGATCTCTGCTCCAAGACGAGCCGCGTCAAGTTGTTGACGCCCTGAAATTTCAGCCTCGCGCAGCCGAAGTTCGTCTTCTTTTGCTGCGGCATCAAGCAAGTCTTTTTGCTGTCGAAGACGGAGTTCTTCTTGTTTTGCCTGCGCTTCCATCTGCACCTGCATCTGCTTGGTCTGAGCCTGCATCTGCTTGATTTGCAGATCCATCTGCTGCATCTGAATAAGCGGATCTTGAGCCTGTTGCTGGGCCTGTTGCATCTGCGCTTCGGCCTGATCTTTCTGCAGCAACTTGTCAGCGGCGAGGGCAGAAACTTGGGAAATCTTGACCTCGATATCAGGCGGCAAATCGTATTCGCTCGTCTCATCTACAGGCAGCGGCGGCAACGCAACGCCCAACTGCTTCTCAATTTCTCGACGGTACTGGAACCCTAAATGCTCCATCAAGTGCGCTTGAAGAGCGCCGGTAATCTGTTGCGCTTGCGGATTCTGGCCGATCATCTGCGCCATCTTCGGGTCTTGTATAAACGCGGTATGAACCTTGATGTGCGCTTCATGATCTTGGTACATGAACGCTTTGAGGGGCTTACCTACTACCGAGTCCATATTTTCAGTAACTGGATCACGAGGCTTCTGATCGTCGGGCATCGGCACTAATTTCTCAGCATTTCTAACGCCCAGTACTTCAATCATCTGCCGGTGTAGGTATGGCATGTTGTACAACTGCGGGGCTTGTTGGGCCAATTGCATCACGGCCTGATACTGCACCACCTTCTGACTCATGGTGGCTGCGTTGGGGTCAGATACCGGGATTACGTCAACGTTGTCATAGTCAGACTTCTTGGCACTAGCCTTACCAACTTCAGGCTCGTACGAATACTCATCCGGGGTGTTGTCTCTAATGATGCCTGCAAGGAGTTTGAACTCCTGTTTCATCGCGTAGTAAATACGCGCCTGCACTGCAGACATTACTTTAAGGACACGCTCCAAAATGGCGAGTGTGGTGCCAACAGGGGCTTGGTTAGACATGTCACTGATCTTGAGATCAGAAACAGCAGCAAAACGACGCCCTTCTTCGATGATTTTATCGAGCAGCATCGAAAGAGTCTGGCTAGGCTCCTTGTACGGCAAGGGCAAAATGTTGTCCCGAACCGCACCCGAAGGTACGTCTACGTCTCGCCACTCGCCGGGAGCGATGGGTGTGTCGTCTCCCTTGATACGCAGACCGCGTGATTTGAGACCACCCGGAAGATTGCTAAGAGTTCCCGCATCGACAAGTTGGCGAAGGAGGGAGGTTGCCGCTTTAGAGTGGCCGCCGATAAGGTGGATAAGTCCGAAATAATAGAAGCCAAAGCCGGGGATATACCCGTAATGCACAAAGTGCTGTCGCTTTTGTTTAAGTTCGTCATCTTCTCGCCAGTTGCGACGTATCGCCAGAACCGTCCCTGTCCCCTTTTCAATCGTCACCACGTACGGCAGTGCAATCCCTGTCTCGTTATTGTCTTCATCGACGTCGGAATACCCCGGCAGATCGATGTTCACGTGCATCTCAAGCAACTGGAACCGGTCGTCCATTGTCGCTGAGAAGCCTTGATCCTCTGCCTTTTGCTTCTCCACCTCGTCCATCGTGCGAACCGGGTCGCCCAGATCCACATCACGATAGAACCCTGCGTATTGCAACTTAGCCAGTTCGTTCTTCGTCTTACGCATCCGATGCGTAACACGCTCTGCTGTCTCAAGGTTCGCCGCGCCGTACGGCACCACCATGTCTTCAGCAGGAATATAAACAGCCGTTTGCCGATCAAGTGACGGGTCGAAGTACACTTTCTTAAACGCATTACCCGCCAGAGCCATACTGAGCAACATCCGCTCGTGCTCAGGGCGATATTCTTTCATTATTTCGGTTAATTGGTAATTCATGTCATCAGCGACACGAATAGCAGCGGCTTTCTTCTCGGTGGTCTCTTTACCGATAATTTTAGTCTTAACCGGCCCCATAGCCGGAAAAGTCTCCATGATGGTCTCGGACTGGAACTTGACCGCCGACTCCATCAGAAGCGGGTGGAATACCCCGCACGCACCCGGCCACGGTTCAGTCCTCTCCTCATATCGGATACCCAGAATCTTCAAGCCCTTAACGTAGGTATCCAGCCAGTCTTTACGTGAGGAGAGATCCTGCTCATACTGACCGATCAACTCGCCAGAGAGCGATCCGAGTTCGCTTTCGCTCATGAAGTCAGCGAGGTTGGCGTCAAACTCTTCCGCACGCGGCTCATCTTTAATGAGATCGACCACAGCCTCATCTGTTTCTGAGGGGATCTCAATCTCGATCTCAATCGGCTCCATCTCAACGGCAATAGCCGCGATACCTTGGGGAGCCTCCATCAAACTTTTATCGACGGCCATTTAAATTCTCCTAATAAAATCCCGCTGCTTTGCGGTTCTTAAACCATCGTTTTGGTTCTGGCTCATCTGAAGGGAGCCTAATGAACCCGCCTTGTCTGAACCGCATTAAGGCTAGGGTCGTCGCGTCCACCAAGTCGTCGTGGGTACCAGCGGGGAAGTCGTTACACTCCTCAACCACCTCCCAAGCCCATCTACGGTCAGGTATCCAGACTATACCCGCAGCGAAGAGATCTGACACGGCGTTTACGCGGCTGATCTTGTCCTGTCCCTTACCCGGCGTGAACTCTGAGATGGGCACTCCCATCCGCCGCATCTCCTGATAAAGCGCCGCCCCGTTGGACTTTTTCTCGACGATAAAAGTGTCAGGATTCCACTCTTTATACTCCTCCAACACCATAGCCTTTAACTCGGGGAACTCAAGGCGCTGCTTGATGGAATTAAGCAAGATAATGTTGTAGTTCTGAGTGTCGTCGTTTTTGAAAACACCCCACGTTAATAGGGCGTTATAGTCGGCTCGGTTAGATTTCTCCTGCGCCGTATCGAGCGCCATGATGATGTGTTCGCATCTTGGTGGGTCTTCCTTCTCCCACACCTGCCACCACTCGCGTTTTAACAATGCCCCTTCTTCCGAAGTCGGCTCCTGCATGTACTGGGCCTGCCAGTACCGCACGTCCATGCTGGCTTTTTTGGCTAGTAACTCATCAATCGTCCAGAACTCAGGCCAAAGGGGTTTGTCGTTCAAAATTGCAGGAAATTCCACTAACTCCCACTGATCGGCGTCCTCATTCTTAGTCATGTGGTCAATAATCTTGCCGGTCAAGTCCATTTTTGACCATCTCGTCATCACGACGATAATCGCACCGCCCGGCATCAGTCGCTG